GCCATGGTAATATTTTTATTAGATTATGATGGTACGGCAGTATTAATAAATTCAGCGGAGCTTTAAGATGTATACATACGATAATCTAATTCCAAGCAAGCCTATTGTTATCCGTAAAAATTCAGATAATTCTGTTAGTTCTTTTTTGCTAGACCCAGACAACACCGATTACCAACGCTTCAAAGCAGACCTAGCCAATGGCGTAGCACTAAGTGATGCTGAAGGCAACCCTATGACGGCAGATCAGATTAAAACCTTTCTTGAAGGATTAGCATGAGCTTGACACAAGTCCCAAGTGGGATGCTCCAAACGACAGCACAGTACTATTCTATGAAGAATAGGATTATTAATGGTGCAATGGTTATTGACCAAAGGAATAATGGAGGCATTGTTACCGCAACTTCTAATCCTTTTTCTTTGGATAGATGGCAATTACTTTCTTCACAAAATGCTAAATTTACAGCTCAACAAAATGCAGGTTCTGTCACACCTCCAGTAGGTTTTTCAAATTACCTTGGAATGACGGTATCTTCTCCAGTATCTGTTGGGTCAGGCGATTATTTTAATGTCCTTCAAAAAATTGAAGGGTTTAATTTTGCCGATTTAGGATTTGGAACCGCAAATGCAAAAACAATAACTATTTCATTTTGGGCTTACAGTTCATTAACAGGCTCTTTCGGTGGGGCAATTCAAAATTCAGCACAGACCAGAAGTTATCCTTTTAGCTACACAATCTCTTCTGCAAATACATGGACTCAAATATCAGTAACTATAGCAGGTGATACTACTGGGACTTGGGTTGGTGCTACAAATGGTGTTGGTGCATGGTTAATTTTTAACTTAGGAGCAGGATCTACATACTCTGGAACTGCAAATACTTGGGCATCTGCTAATTACACAAACCCAACTGGTGCAGTCAGCGTAATTGCAACAAATGGAGCAACCTTTTACCTGACTGGCGTTCAACTAGAAGTAGGAACCCAAGCAACATCTTTTGATTATCGTCCTTATGGTACTGAGTTGGCTTTGTGTCAGAGGTATTTTGAAATGTCTTATGACATTGGTACAGCAATTGGAACAGCCTCATTTAACGGTACATATGGTGGTACTGGAATAACAGGATCTAATACAGCGTCAGAAATTGATACTGGAATTGTTTTTAAAGTAACAAAAAGAGGAACTCCTACAATTACTTATTATGATACTTCTGGAAATATAAATAAATGTACAAGAACTCAGTTAGCTGTGGCGAATTCTGCCAATCAATCTGTTGGTAATAATTATTTAAATACAAATTCTATAATTGTAATATCTGCTTCAGGTTCAACTGCGGGTTGTATATTGGTTCACTTTACTGCATCAGCGGAGTTATAAAATGTATCAAACCTATCAAACAATGTTTGGTCAAATGTTTATTTTGCATTTGCAAAAACAATCGCACATCCCTGTTTCATCAGACAACACAGACTACCAACAATTTAAAAAAGACATCCAAAACGGAGTAGTCTTAAACGATGCTGAAGGTAATCCTATTACTGGATCAGCACTAACAACATTCTTGGCTACATTGCCATAAGGACTTAAAACATGGCTCAGACCGGTTACACACCTATTCTTTTATACGCAACACCTACAGCGTCTGCAGTTCCGTCAGCAGCCAATTTAACCAGTACAGCCACTGGCGCAGAGTTGGCCATCAACTACACAGACGGTAAGCTGTACTACAAAGATAACACTGGAACGGTGCAGTTGTTGGCATCAAAGGGTGCGCTCATCACTGCCAGTTTTTCCATAAAAGAGTCTGGTGGCAAATTGTACTTCTATTACGGCAGTACGGCTATTGCATCGATGGACTCCAGTGGAAACATTATTGCTCTTGGAAATGTAACAGCATCAGGAACACCATAACATGACGCTCCCATCTTCTGGCGCGGTATCTCTTTCAGCCATACAGGGTGAATTTGGCGGTACTACGCCTATTGGTTTGAAAACATATTACCGAGGCGGTGGATACGTTCCCAATACGTCTAATAATAGTGGTTTACCTACATCTGGCACTATTAACATGAACGGTTTTCATAGCACGTCGGCGTTTCTGGGATTTACTACACCAACTACTTTATATGCGAATGGCGTTACTTATGGTGTAGATTGCAGCTCAAACGGCACATACTGCGTTGTGGGTGGTTACTATACCAGTGGACCCACAAACAACAATGCGGCTTTTTGGTTATCGTCAAATGGTACAACCTGGGGTGCGCCGACCACATTACTGAACTCAAGCACTAAAATACCGTTCCTGTCATCTGTGGCATGGAATCAAACCCTGGGAGTATTTATTGCTGTAGGGCAAGACGGTAATAACAACGGGGTTATTTACACGATAACAACCGGCGGAACTGCTACCCTACAAGCCACAATAGCAAATTTCTTTATTAGTTGTGTGGCCGTAAACTCTGCAGGCCTAACAGTTGTTGCGGGACAGTACTCTTCGCTGATTGCGACAGTGTACTCTTCCAATGGCACTTCTTGGTCTTCTCCTGCAACCATAAGCGGTACGGGCAGTAGCCCAACACTGTATGCGCTAACTGTAAATCCTGCGGGCTATTGGTCTGGTGTTGGCGAATATTATCAACCTGGCCCAGGAATTCACACGCCTGTTTATATTACATCATCAAACGGCACAAGTTTTAGTGGTGGATTGATGGGTGTTCCAGGTACATATGGAACTATTTTAGTGGGTTTGGTTTGGAACACTAAATTAAATCAATTTGTTGCAATTGGTGCTTATGGTTCTTCTTATTATGCTTTGTCAAATTCAACAGGAACAAGTTGGTCTACACCTGTTTTAATCGGTTCTACAGGCGTAAATGTAGGCGGTAAAGGATCTAGCTGTCTTGCTGTTAATGCCGCAGGGTTAATGATTGCATCAGCACAAAACGGCGGAACCAATCAAGGATATTTTCAATCTACTAATGGCACAACATGGACTTATACTTCATTAGTCACAAGCCAAGTAAGTAGTTTTTTAGCGATTGCATGCAACGCCAATACATCTCAACGGTTTATTGCTGTTGGCTTAAACAATAATAATTTTTCTGTTTCTACTTAACCCTGGAGTATTTCATGTCATTTTTTAAAGAACTACGTACGCACCTTGCGTCTTTTGATACAAAAGCAAAAGCGGAAGTCGAGGCATTTATTGAGCACTTGGAAACTGTGTTTGATGGCCATGTTATCACAGCTATTTCTCACGTGCACAAATCTTCTGTGCCCCCAACAAAGTCTGACTCAGCTATACCCGTAGCACCGGCAGTGTCGATATCCCCAATTCAGCAACAAGTAATTGCAGCCGCACAGGCCGCGCCAGTTATTGTGGATACACCTGCACCAGTTGTTGAAGAGACACCTGCACCAATCGTAACTGCTGATGTTGCAGTAATTACAACCACAGCACCAACGGTACTTGCGCCTACATCTATTGCGCCTGTAGCGGCCCCTGCAGCGACAACAGTGAGCGCATAATGGGTGATTCAATTGACATGTTCCAGTACGGTCAATTGGTTGCGACCGTAGATGCACTGGAAAAAAAGATCGATAGATTGGAGGCCTCAGTCTGCCAACTTATCGAGATTGCCAATAAATCCAAGGGCGGATTTATGATGGGCATGGCAGTTGTGTCTTTAATTAGCAGCGTAGTTGGCTATATAACACATAATGTACTGAAGTAATGGATCCCTTGACACTTGCTATGATGGCTTTTGGCGCCATCAAGCAAGGAGTAGCAATATACAAAGAGGTATCCGCCACGGCGCACGATGTCCAAGATATTGTAGGTGACCTGGGAAAACATGTTGGTTCGTTCTTTGACCATCAAGAAAAAGCTATAGAAGAGCTTAAGGAAAAAGAAAAGAACCCGCCAAAAGATAAGTCCGAGAGCGCGATGATTCTCGATAATATCTTGGCCAAAAAGCGTTTAGAAAACGCAGAAATACAACTTCGAGAATTGCTTGTCTACCATGCGCCGCCTGAACTGGGCGCGGTATGGTCCGAATTCCAGGCTGAACGTGATAAGTTAAGGGCCAAAAAGGCAAAGCAAGAAGAGCGGGAAAGAAAAGAGGCACAGGCCAAACGAATCAAAAAGCAGGCCTTTATAGACAGATGGCACCTGCGGTTCGCTATTATGTGCGCGGTGTTATTTGTGGTCTTTGTCATGTCTGGCGTTATGTACGCCATTCATACGGATTACGAGGCCCGTAAAAAAGCAAATATAAAAGAACAAGAGTTCTTTGAAAAGAATTGGGAAACAGACCCCAAGGTTATTGAATGTTGGAGGATTGTTAATCAAACCGGCATCTTACCGAAGTACTGCTAAAAGGAGAATTAAATGGATTGGTTAAAAACAATTTGCCCAACAATAGCAACATGCCTGGGCGGCCCACTTGGTGGTCTGGCCTATGAGGCCGTGGCTAAAGTATTGAATATATCGCAGGACGATGCAAAGAAAATGCTAGATGATGGTAAGCTGACATCTGAGCAAATTGCAAGCGTTCAGCAAGCTGAAATAGCGCTTAAGGCTAAGGCCCAGGAGCTTGGACTAGACTTTGAACAACTGGCGGTGAACGACCGAAAGTCGGCAAGGGACATGCAAACGAATACGCACTCGTTTATTCCTCCCGCCCTCGCTATCATGGTCACAACAGGATTTTTTGGTATCTTACTTGGATTGATGATGGAGACGTTCAAGACAAGCGACGCGCTCCTACTTATGTTAGGTAGCCTCGGCACGGCATGGACTGCCATAATGTCATTCTATTTTGGATCATCTGCAAGTTCCCAAAATAAAGACAATTTGCTGCATAACTCCATGCCGACAAACCAAAAATAGCATGAAGAAAGTGCTGTTAGCACTTCTCATAGTGCTCGACATTTTTATAGCATCACCCCCAATTAACAAAATAGAGAAAGATATTATGGCAGTAGCAAATTCAACCCTAGAGTTCATAACTGGCGTTGAGGGATTTAGGACCAAAGCGTATCCAGATACCAAGGGACTAATGACCATCGGTGTAGGGCATTTAATCAAGCCTACAGAGTCCCATTTGCTTGAGGGTGAGCTTACCATTCAGCAGGTCCACGAGTTGCTAGAAAGCGATTTAAAGTGGTGTGTTGAGGCCGTTGAGAAGTCAGTTAAGATACCCCTGGAGCAACACCAGTACGACGCCCTCTACAGCCTTTGTTTCAACATTGGTGCACCACATTTTGAGAGCTCTACAGTCGTTAAGAGGCTGAATGAAAACGACATCCCTGGCGCGGCAGACGCCATTATGATGTGGAACAAACCCCCTGAATTAGAGGGCAGACGAAAGAAAGAAAAAGCGCTATTTCTGGGGCAAAATTAGTAGCAATTTTGTATTACTATATATAAGGACTGATCATCCTTAAATCATCAATAACCTATAGGATTTATAATGGACGGATTTAAAACACTACCTAAAATGCAGCACTTCAAAGAAGGCGGCAAAGTTAACGTAATGCACAAAGGCGGAACGACTAAGGTCATGTGCGCCGGTGGTAAGTACAAAGAGGGTGGCCTTGCTGATATGAAGCAAGATGAAAAGACAGCTAAGAAGGTTGTTAAGTCTGCATTTGGCATGCACGATAACCAGTTACATGATGGCGAAAAGACAGATTTGAGCAAACTCCGTAAAGGCGGACGTGCTAAGAAAGAAGGCGGAAATGTTCGCAAGTACAAGGCCGGTGGCGCTATTGAGATGAAGAAAGACTCTGGCGATTTAGACAAGATCAAAAAGATTAAAGACACAGAGCCTAAAAAAGCAGCAGCACCATCTGAGGCAGTAAAGCGCCCATCAAGCCGCGCAAGTGATGTAGAAAAAGAAAAGAGCAAGCCCGCAGGCGATAAAGACATGATCAAAAAGGTCCCGCCCACTGGAGACAAAAAAGCCGATGCGGAGTCTAAGGCCAAAGCAAAGCCTGCCAAAAAAGGCATGGACGCGGTAGATGACATTGACGGAATGAAAAAGGGGTCCTCCGTAAAAAAGCATAAAGCCGGTGGTTCCATCAAAAAGATGGCCGCCGGCAGTCTCACAGGAAACTTGCTAAACCCAATTCAACGCGAGCAAATTGCGCAGAGCATGTACCAACCTGCTAACGTAGGTAACATTCCTCAGCAACAGCCTGCGCCAATGATGCAGCCACAGAATATGGCGATGGCAAGACCCCAACAACCAGGCATGATCCCCCAGGGCATGCAACAACCAATGTAATAATATCATGGCAAAACCCGGACTTTATGCGAATATTCACAAAAAGCAAGAACGTATCGCTAAAGGTTCTGGCGAGCACATGAGAAAACCAGGGACCAAGGGCGCACCAACTGCAGAGGCTTTTAAGCAGTCTGAGAAGACAGCGAAGAAGAAAACTGGTGGTACGGTTTCTCTTTCAGTTGGCCGCAAAGAAAAGTTGCCAACAAAGCAGGGCGCCGGTCTTACTCAAAAGGGTCGTGAAAAATACAATCGTGAGACTGGCTCACATTTAAAGGCCCCACAACCGCAGGGTGGTTCTAGGAAAGATTCATTTTGTGCTCGTATGTCTGGTGTGGTTGAGCATGCAAAGGGCGATGCTCCGCGCGCGAAGGCCGCACTAAACCGTTGGAAATGTTAGGAGAATATTTTGCCAATTCAATCTAAAGCACAAGAGCGCCTCATGCAAGGCGTTAAAAACAATCCTGAGTTTGCCAAGAAGGTAGGAATACCCAAAAAGGTAGGCGCAGAATTTGTTAAAGCAGGCAAAGCCAAGGCTAATCTACCGGCACGGAAATCATCTGGCCGTGGGAGATAATTCTTGTCTTATTCTGGAACAACTAACCAAACCGCGGTTAATGTAGACCAATTAATCGCGTACGCGTTTCGTGACTGTGGAAAACAGGCTGAGGAGATGACTCCTGAGCTTGTTAACACAGCGAAACAGGCTTTATTTTATATATTACAAAACAGCGTAAACCGCGGCCCGAATTTATGGTTGCTGCAAAACGTTGTACTCGGCGCTCAAGCAAATCAACAGGCACTATCGCTGCCAACTAATACGATTGACGTCTTAGAGGCTAACTGGGTTTATATCCAAACGCCGCAAATATCTACAGCATTACCGACTGATAACGCCACATCGCCGATTGTATTTGACGGTAATCTTAACGGTTATGGCACAACCACAACAGGCGAAAACTATTTTGGCGCGTCTTATGGGACCGCAACGTCTGTTTACTATGTCGGCTTTAACGCATACAGTCCAACAAATGGATCCACAGTAACGTATAACCTGGCATATGAAACCAGTAACGATGGCGTTACATGGACAACGCAGATTCAAATCCCTGCGACAACGGTATCAGATAAACAGTGGACTTACATACCGGTTAATATTACACAGCAGTATTACTACCATAGACTGCGTGAGACAGTGGCTACAACATTCTCTGTACGTCAGATTGTGTTTGCTCAGTCACAGCAGATTATCCCATTGGCGCGACTCAATCGTGACGATTACTGGAACCTGCCAAACAAACAATTCCCAAGTGTCAGGTCATTACAGTACTGGTTCAATAGAACGATTGACCCACAGATGTACTTATGGCCTGTACCGTCAAATGACTTCCAGGTATTCCAACTGGTACTTGAGACACAACCACAAGACGTTGGTTCGCTAACAAACCAATTGTATTTGCCAAACCGTTGGCTACCATACATCCAAGCAGAACTGTCTTATAAAATGGCGTTCCAGTTGCCAGATGTTGATCCAGGTAGGCGGACAGAATTGAAAGCACTCTCACTGCAAATGCGCACAGAGGCTGAGGAAGAGGACCGCGATAAGTCGCCAATTTACTTCCAACCTAACTACTCATACTACACAAAATGACAACCACATCTGTAATGACATATGATTCGCTGACTGCGGACATAATTAACTACACAGAGCGAAATGATCCGCAGTTTGTGGCTACTATTCCGACGATTATTGCGTTGGCAGAGGCGTCTATTGCAGCAGAACTTAAAACGTTCTTACAGTTGATTGTTGTAGAGACAACCCTGGCGCCTAATCAGACAGTGCTTGCAAAGCCTGCCAGGTGGAGAAAGACAGTATCCATGAAGGTTAACGGCGAGCCGTTGTTACTTCGCAGTCAGGACTATGTGGCTATGTATCAGTCTGAGTCTAGCAGTGGTCAGCCTACGTATTACGCAGATTATGATTACATGAACTGGACATTTGCACCTGCGCCTAATGCTACGGTTCCAGTTGAGATTATTTACTACAGCCTGATTCAGCCGTTAGATTCTAATAACGAACAAAATCTTTTTACACAAACGACACCACAACTTATGTTGTACGCGTCTATGTACCATGCAATGGTTTATCTAAAAGCACAAGACAAGATAGCCACATGGAAAGGGTATTTTGACGAGGCTATTACAGCAATCAAAAAAGAAGACAACTCCCGTCGAATCGACAGAAACGTATCTGTTCAGGAACCTTAATACATGTCATCATTTACTTCCCCATTTACTGGCACCGTTATTGAACCAACGGATGTATCGTATTTTGCCCTTTCATTTAGTGCAAATACTCCGCTATATTGGCCGTCTGTTGTAAACCCAACCCAGGTCGCTGCGGCCCGGATTATGGACTGCACACCATCTGCCGCTAATTTATCTATTCTGTTACCAGAGGCGGATCAAGGCGCGGTTGGATCTGACATACTGTTCACTAACAAATCTGGCACATATTCGTTCACTGTAACAGATGCGTCTGGATTAAACGGCACAACTATATCACCTGGTGCATCAGTTTACTTCTACCTAACAAACAACACAACATATGCGGGTGTGTGGAGTAACACCATATTCGGACTTAACACTTCTGTTGCTAGTGCAAGTACGCTTGCAGGCGCGGGACTAACAGTTATATCTGGAAAATTGGCCACAACAGGTAATATCGTACAAGTATCAACAGCACCAACACTTACAGACGCCAGTCGTGGTAATACGTATGTGTGGACTGCAGGTGTTGGTAGTATTACACTTCCATCGATAACAGGGTTATCGGCAGGATGGTGGATTGGATTCAGGAATGGTGGAACAGGTACGCTCACGTTCAACAGAACAAATACTGAGTTAATAAACGGCAATACGAATATTCAAACCAATGCCGGAGACTCTGGTTTTATATACTATGACATCGGCTCAGGTAACTTCTTTACTGTGGGTTGGGTTATTGCATCAAACGTAACGTTTACGGCAGCATCGTATGACGTAGATAGCGTGTCTGGTAGTGGACTCAGCCTCACAGCTTATGCGCCAATATTACAAACGTACGTGGCATTATCTGGCGTAAGAACGACTAACTTACTTGTCACATTGCCCGCGGTAACGCAGTATTATGTTATTACAAACTCACTGCCAAACACAGTGGGTTATGCGCTTTCATTTCAGGCATCGGGCAGTTCAGTTTCTCCGATAACAATTAGCCCTGGATCTACAGCAACTATTTTGTGTACTGGCGGTAACTTACTTGTTATTACTCAGTCTATTATTTCCAGTTTTACCGCACCGGCTACGGGAACTGCTGCAGCACCTGAGTTTACGTTTAGTGCTGATACAGCATCTGGTATGTATTTAATTGGTACAAGTCAACTAGGTTTGGCTGCAAACGGTAGAAACATATTGAATATGAATTATACAAATACATCTGCACCAACGATATCAACACCTGGAACATTCACAGCACTTAATGGGATTTCCGGCGGAGGATTCTGATGGCTGACGAACAGCAACAAGTCCAACCACAATACAGTCAAGTTTACTCTTTGGCTGTAAAGCCGGGTATTAAAAGAGACGGAACTGTATTTGAGACTGCGGAATATACCGATGGTGTATGGTGCAGATTTCAACGTGGAACGCCAAAAAAGATGGGCGGCTACAGTGAGATTTTCAATACATTCAACGGCATACCGAGGGGCATGATCGCCGTCCCTTATAACGGAGTAAACTATGTTTTCGCAGGAAATCAAAACGGCCTTGATGTATTTACTCTTGGCAATACTTATGGCGTTGGATCCGGGCCTTACAGCGCTCAATTCTTACCGGGTTATGGCGGCGTTCCGATTAATTCCAACACCACTACAACCTTTACAATAATTAGTACGTCCACACCAGTAATAGATTACACAAAGGCGTTTCCAATTGGCTCAAAAGTCGTATTTTCTCAAGTTGTTGGCGCGCCGGTTTATACCGTTACCGGCGCAACCTTTACAACCCCCAACACCGTCATTACCTTTACCGGAACGCCGGCAGTAACAGTTAATTCTTTAACAACCGCATACTCAGATAATGTTAACTTTGCGGCAAACTCTAATCTGTTATGGCAATTTGACGCACAACACAATCCAAGTGGTGGCGTATTAGAACTTATTGCGCATCCTGGCCAAAATCTATCCTCTATTGACAGTGCGGTAAACTCTCAGGTCCAGATTGGTAGCATACTGCCTAATAGCTCTGAACAATGGTCCTTGGCGGGCTTATCAGACAGCGGGGGTCAGTACCCTACCTTTCAGCCAATTAGCGTCTCTGGGGGCGTTTGTGTGCTCTATCCGTACCTTTTTGTGTACGGTAATGATGGCTATATTGCCAATAACAACGTCAGCACAACATACAGCGTTCAAAACTTAAACGACTGGAACGGCGCAACGGCTAACCAGGTTAACATGTCCTCGAGTAAAATCATCAAGGGCATGCCAATGCGCGGTGGTACTAACTCACCGTCTGGACTGTTCTGGGCTACAGATAGCTTAATTCGTGTGTCATTTAATGGTACAGCGCCCTATTACTGGAACTATGACATTATTTCCAGTCAAATATCGGTTATGTCATCCAGTGCAATTGTTGAGATGGATAACGTATATTACTGGATGGGTGTTGACCGTTTCTACATGTACAGTGGTGGCGTTAAGGTACTGCCAAACGACAAGAATGTAAACTGGTTGTTCAACAACATGAACTACACTCAGCGCCAGAAAGTATGGGCCACTAAGGTCCCGCGCTACAATGAGATTTGGTTTTTCTACCCACGCGGAACGTCTGTAGAGTGCAATGACGCAATCATCTATAACACCAAAGACCAGATCTGGTATGACGCCGGACAGGCTGTTGGTGCGCAAAGATCTTGCGGATACACCACTGAGATTTTCCCTAACCCACTATGGGCGGACTGGAATTATAACGTCACGTTTGGTGAGCCATTCTTTGTAATTGCCACACCAACAGGACAATCAGCGCCAACATCTTCACAATTTTATGTGAGTGGAGACGTTACGCCAACGTTTGGACCGGGTACATATGTAACGTTTTCAACTGTAGCAAGTGCAACAAAATACAAAGTATCAACAAGTACGTTTATTAACAACACCACAATTGGTATCCCTGGCGCCACACTGGTAACAGTAACGACAACACTGGCATCAACCCCTGCGGCCGGAACAGCGGTTTACGGCGTAGTTGGCGGTTACGGTATCTGGCAACATGAGCAGGGCGTGAACAAGACGTCTGGCGTTCAGGAAAGTGCAATCGACTCTAGTTTCACAACTTGTGATTTAAGTTGGTTAGCAGGTAATCCATCAACGCATGCGGAGCCGGTTGGCGTTAATAGACGCCTACATATCAGACGTATTGAGCCTGATTTTGTTCAAAGCGGCACATTAAACGTCACTGTACTGGGTAAAAAGTACGCCAACGGGCCAGAAGAGGATTCTGATCCAGTACCATTTGGACCCAATACAAGCAATCCGGATAAAATAGATATGCGTATTGAGCATAGAGAGGCTCGATTAATGTTTGAATCTAATGAAGTTGATGGCAATTATGAACTGGGTCGTATTCTAATGACCGTAGAACTCGGTGACGAGCGTCCATAATGCCAAGGAAGATTAATCAATCTTTCCCTGTGTCCCCAGATCACATAACCTGGGATGATTATGTTGGTGAGCTACAAGTTTATTATAGCGAAGAGCCATTTATAATTGAGTCAGAGGCTAACTGGAGAGAAACTGCCGATTCTATATCAGCAACACCAACATTCTCTGCATATGCATTACCCTCTGGCGATTCTTTTGCTACTTGGCAAGAATGGGGTAGGAATTTTACGGCAGTTGTTAACGGCAAAACACATTAATTACAGGGCATTAAGCTCGTGTTTTCTGCATTAATATATATAGCATAATAGGAATTTAAAATGAGCTTTTGGTCCAATCCAGTTCAAAGCATTGAAGACGCGGGTTCTGGTCTTTTGAATAGTATTAGTAATATTCCAAATGACATATCCACGACGCTAACAAATCCCGCAAAAGCATTCAGCAATTTGCAGGCAAACCCATATGCGCTTCCTGCTGAAATACTGGCCGCTACTGTTGCAACTGGCGGATTAGGTGCTGCAGCGGCTCCAGAATTAACTGCGGCAGATGCAGGACTTACAGCAGATGCTGCAGCGGGTGAGGCGGCACAAACAGCGGCATTTAATGCAGGAACAGTCGGTGCTGACGCCGCAGATGCATCTGGAGCGATAGCATCTCCTGTAACTGGTGGTGCGGCCGGAGCAGCGTCTGGTGTACCACTCGGTGCTTTGCCCTCAGCAGCTCCTGTCGCGGCAGGTGCAGGATTAGCAAGCTATCTTGCGTCTCCTGCAATTAACAAAGCGCTTAACGCAATATTTGGAACTGGTAGTAGTGGAAGTTCTGGAACAGGTTCTGGCGGAAATTCTGGAGGATTATCTAGCCTGGGAGCCTCGGCTCCTGTATCTGGATTAACACCAGGGTTGACAAAATCCAGTGGTTCGCAGGTTAATCCATTTGGCGCAGAGTTTGCTCCTCCTACAGCGGCAAATCAATACGTAAAAGAAGGCGGACATATTCAGCATTATGCTGAAGGTAGTGATGTTGATATTAATCCTGAGATGCCACGTGGCGCCGGATTATGGCGTGGTCGCGGTACGGCACATTTAGGTCCATCTAATGCACACGCAATGCTCAACGTTGGGCCACATTTTGCAGATGGCGGACATGTTCCAGAATTTTACAGCGAAGGCGGTATGAACAACCGTTTTGTCAAAGGTGCGGGAGATGGTACAAGTGATGATGTGCCTGCGATGTTGGCCAATGGCGAGTTTGTTATTCCTGCAGATGTTGTATCATCTTTAGGTAACGGCAGTAACGATAGTGGCGCCAAAGTGCTTGATCACTTTTTAGAAACAATTCGCGCACATAAAACAGCGCATGATCCTAAAAAATTACCTCCAGATAGTAAGGGGGCGTTAGGCTATTTGGCAGACGCACATAAGAAGGTAAAGGCGTAATATGGCACTCTCTAGCATTACATCCGGATTAAATTCCGCAGCAAATAAAATCGGTAGTTTAGGTGTTAATAGCACATCTACGGCCACAACATTACCATCATGGTACGATACCGCACAACAAAATTTAGTTAATAATGCAGTAAGTAATTCTGGTAATGTGCCACAGTTGCAAAATACTGTTGCAGGACAAGCGATCAATCAATTAAGTGGCCCAAACAATCCATTTACACAATCACAGAGCACACTTAATACAATAGCATCTGGTGCGGCTAATCCATGGATTACAAATCCCAATGGAACTATCACACCAAATACCAACACTGCTTTAGGCGGTTTAGCTGCATCTGAGCAGCAAATGCTTGCACAATCTCTCCCGCAAATTGCGGATCAAGCCGGTGCGGGCGGAACATCATCTGGTCAATTTGGTAGTTTGCGCAGTCAAACAGCAAGAGATACTGCAATTGCGAACGCAAACGCCACAATGAATACAGCACTCAACACTGCGGCACTTAACAACCAGGCAACCGGTGTTAATGCGGCAACAGGTGAGAGCCAATCAGGCGCACAGGGCACGGCGGCTGAGACAACACTTGGCCAGGCACAACAAGCAAGTCCACTGACTGCTACAGCACAGTTGGCAAATATTCTTGGAACAATTCAAGCGCCAACAACTGTTACAAACACAACAAATGTATCGCCACTTAGTTTGTTAAATTCTTTATCACAATATGCGTCGGCTAACCCTGGCGCAATTGGCGCAAATTTAATTAATAGTATTGGTAGTAGTTTGGGATTATCGGGATTAGGTAATACAACAGCCCCAACAGCAAATGGTATTAATACCACTGTTAATGCTCCCACAGGCGGTTTAACTGATGCAAATGGTAACCCATTACAATCAAATCCAGATAATAGTAGTAGTAGTTCTGATAACGCTACTCAATAAGGAATAAACAATGGCTGAAGAAACAACAGGTGGATTAGATTCACTACCAGGCGCTGTAGTTAAGGCCGCTCCAGTAAAGGGCGGCATTTCTGTTCCTGGCAACAACATGCTTGATCCAACACAAACGGAAGAGCTTCTTGCTCAAATGCAAGATTTGATTAACAGAAAATCTAAAGTTAATCCTTTGGGTGACACGATACAAGACATGCAAGCCGCGCTTGTGGGTCAGTCACAGCAACGCCAGAATTATAAAGATCAGCAAGCGCAAGATATATTCAACATGCGTGCTCAGATGGCTGCCTTACGTGGTAGCCAACAAATGAATCAAAACATGTCAAGCAGTTTTGATAAGCAACTTGAGGCTCTTCGCGGGGGGAATGTTGCAGGCGGTGCAGGCACTGCAGGCACAGCAGGCACAGCAGGCACAGCAGGCACTCAAGATATATCTGCACTTCCCCCTAGTGTTCTTCAATATGCCGCATACCTTAAGAGCCAAGGTCCTGCAGGATTAGCAGAGGCCAATAAATTCATTGGTGCGCAACTGGCTGAGATGAATAAGGCTAGAAATACGGCCGAACAAAACTTCCAAAACAATCCTGCATCATACGAACAACATCCATTTAATATCCCTGGTGTTGGTGTCGAGGATATGAATGCTATACAGTATCGCGAATTTGTGAGCACTGGAAAATTACCAAGTGGAAGATCTGTTCCAAAATCTGTAGTTCAACAGACTACACCACAAGCATCTGGAAAACCAACGACTGCTACAGCGCCAGGTGCTCCACAAACCCCAATATCTAAATTGATGCCTAATCAGGTAAATGCAATACCGCAACCTGGTCAAGGTCAAGGTCAAGGCCAATTGTTAAAATTTGAGAACAAGCAAATTTCTGCAATTCCAGGCCAACAACAATCTGCACCATTCCAAACAGTATCTCAACCTGGCGGATATAAATCTTTAGCTCAGATAAAAGCAGAACAAGAATTGCAAAATGAAATAGCTAAAGAGGCAGCTAAAGCTAAGATAGAAACAGAGGCTAAAAGGCAACAAGCAATTAATGCGGCAAAATCACAATCTACTGCAGAAGAGCGTAAAAAAGCCGGTGAATTTATTTCTAAGGTAGAAGAAAACGGTAAGCGGGCAGATGAGATTGCTTTATCAGCCAATCAAGTTATTGACCATGCTACTAGACGCCCCTATGACTTTGGTATCACAGAACATGCAGGCATAGTACCTGCCGCTGTTGGTGCTATATCACACCTGCCATATGTTGGTGGAAGTGCAGAAAAAGCGTACGGTAAGTTAACATTGCCTGAAGAGTCAATCCAAGAGCGTAGCAAGACAGATACTAATGCACAGAAATTGGGTCTTGATTATGCGCAGCAAATGTTTGCAGGATCTGGCGCAAGACTTGGTGCGGCACTTGAGAAAATGGCAATTGATGCTAAGGGTGTTGGCACACAATATACCGCTGAGAGTAACATAATGAACTCAGCGATTATTAGAGCCGCCGCACAAAAAGCAAAAGAGCAAGCAACTTTGTGGAGTCAATATAAAAACTCACACGATAATCCAGATCCTTATGATTTTATACAGTCTCCTGAAAATCAAGCATTAGAAGATAAATACGAGAAACAACTCAAGCAAGACTTTCCAAAATATTTTAACGACAAAACTATCCCTCCAAAAGTTGGTGAAGAACGTCCAACTAAATCAGGAAAAATGAGCGTATGGGATGGCAAACAATGGGTGTATAAATAATGGCAATTGGAACTCCAGTACCTCAAGAAGATCTTCACCCTGACGTATTTAGACCGCAAACTGCGTCTAATGTAGTGCCTGCGGAAGATTCTCCGACTACATCTACCACACCAACTGCTCCAAGTGCATCCCAAAATACCTTGCATCCCGAGGCGGCATATCCCGCATTAGGTGCACTTGGTGCAGGTGGCGCACAAGTAGTTGGATTGCCTTTTGGCAGTAAGAACTGGTTTAATTCTGATTTCCCAGACTACCATCCATCTGAACCGAATCCATTACCTAAAAACCCTGGTGAATTTACACAGGGCACGTATAAGCCTGGAGCACCGTATAAGCCAGGTATTTATGTTCCTGGTAAGCCATATGTACCTGGCGCTGAGTTTGAGCGTCGTGAGTTTCCAGGTTTACCGCCTGAATTAGACAAGGGTCCAAATGCGGTTGAAAACTACAGCTTAACGCAACATAAGGGACCTGAAGGTGAGGGTCAATTCTTTGGTGGCAAAGACTACGAAGATGCATATGCAAAAGCTATGGCGGCAAAACAGTTTAACGCCGGCAACACTGGATTTGTAGTCCCACAGGGTGGAACATCACTTGCATTGCCTCCTGAAGTAGCGGCACAAAAAGAACAAGAGTATAGAGATAAACTTGAGGCTGAACGTGCTCAACGTGAAGAGAGCGCTCGTGCTGCACATGAGCAATCTGAGAATCAAAGAGAGGCCGAGCACAAGCGTACTGAAGAGGCTAGACGCCAAGCCCATGAAGATAGAGAAGCGCACAGGTTAAGAACATTTAATGATATTGAAAAACAAAGAGAGGCTAATCATGCAAGGGCAGAGCAGGAAAGGCAGTCTAGTTTTTTAGCAACTAACGCCGAAAAACAAAATGCTCATGCGGCACGCCAATCAGAGTTTCAACTTGCAAAGAAAGCCGAAGAGGCCAGAATGGCACAAGAGGCTAATAGAATTGCTAAGGCAAAACTAATTGGCGGAGCAAGTAAATTACCTGGTCAAATACCATTGGCAGGATGGAACGCAGGCGAGGCCGCAGAACGTTTTCAAGAGCCAGGTATTCGTAATAAGATAGCAGGCGCAATTAACTCAGTGGGTGCTGCTGCCCCATTCTTATCACACATTCCAAAGGTTGGTAAGTACGCGGGATTAATTGGCCCTGGCGCTGCCGGTCTAGCACACTTAATTGCCGATGAGCCTCCAGGGCATGCAGATGGTGGCGCTGTGCAGCATTTTGGAAGGGGCGGACAGCCCAATCAAGGCGGACCACTGACAACAGACCGTGTAGTTAATGACGTTAAGAGCTTTGGTGCTCCATTGACTGCATTAGGTGATACGCTAGCTAGTGGATTAAGAAGCTCCACTGCTGCAACACTTGGCGCACCGTCTGACATATACAATCTAGCTAATGCCATAACTGGAGATAGGTTAGAACATGCTCCCTATGGATCTGAGGAACTAAAACAAATGTTCCCAGAGGTCACAAATGATCCTGCAAGGATGAACTCCAACCTGGTTAAGATGGCCAGTGCTGCGGGCGATTGGTCGCCTTTGGCCGGACCTGGTGAGATAGCGCGTGGAATTAAGGGAGTTGGTAAGTTAGCCGGATCGGAGATTAATAAAGCCATGATGGGTGAGGGCAATAGTATGTTAAGGGCTATTACTCCTCAACCTATGTTTGCCGCACCCACATCAAGAACTATTAGTAATTTTGATCCTAGATTTGAAAAACGAGTTAAAGAATTACCAAAAGTTCAAAATATGGTTGTTCACGAAGAACAAACAGGTCCTACAAATATTCCAAAAGTAGATATGACTCAATATGAAGGGTATCCATTTATCACTGGAATGGCTGATAGAACAGCGGCCGGCTCAAAATTATTAGGTATAAATAATGTAATGTTTAATCGGCCAGTTAATCGTACTGGTGGACAACATTTTATGTATAACAATCCAGGCTATCTTTGGGCCGGCGGAGATGTACCTACCGATGATATGATGCGACTTGGATCCGCGTTAAAAGATTTTACTGGTGGAAAAGATCCACTCTTTATTCCATGGCAGATGTCTCCATCGGGTAGTGATTTTGCTCATATGACTGGTGAAACCATGTTAGCCCATGCGGATGCTGCAATGTCAGCACCACAAAAAATGGCATTAGATAATCATATGAGATCAATTATTCCAGATTGGAAAGGTATAAATGATCCATCAAGCGTAGATCAGTTTTTAAAATCGCCCTCAAATGTTAGAAAACAAGTACAAAATATTTTAGATAAACATATGAGAGATGAGGGGGGTATTGGTTTAGGTCAAGCTAGATTAGCAATTACAGACCCAGAACAATTGGTTGGTTCTGATGGCCGCATTTTACATATTGGTCAATTGCATCCAGATAAACCGGTATTGCGTAATAGCGGAAACTTTTCCTACCCATCATTTGCTCCAGGTGTTGGATTAGGTCAAATAAGTGGCAATCATAATATTTATCAATTGTTAAGAGAAAAAGCTCTTCAACGTGGTCTTGTTGACCCTGCCAATCCTGCTCGTATTGATTTAAGAGCACTTGAAATGGGGCCACAAGCCGGAATATTAACAGAAAAAACTTTGCGTAATCTGGGATATAAACAAGGCGGTTTAGCTCAATTGAAAGAGGCCGCATAATGCCGCTTCCAACACTACCTGAAATAAAGGCGGGGCTACAGCTTGGCAAAGAGGCTTTAAGTGGTACAATGCCAAAACTTGAAAGGATCATACATGAAGCAAGACAAGAAGGACCATTCCTCAGAGTCCAACCAAGAGGCGCGGCACCAACGAGAGGAGTCAGAGAAACGTCAGGACTACGTGGATACGATGTTTCACCAACAGTATCGGATGAACAGGTCAAAGCCTTTGCCAAAGACCCCAACAACCACGTAAAGCAACGGGCCAACGCGTACACTAACAACACGCTTCAAAAACCATACGCGTTGCCCAATATGCCAGAGAGTTCTTTGGCTAAACAATCAGCAATTGGCCGCACTTTTTTGCATGCCACAACAGAAGATCCTGCATATAAAACCGCGGTGTTTGACGCATATAAAAAACAGATGCCTGATCTTATTGAACAGCACAACATCAAAGACTATGATGATTTGGTAAATAAATCATATAGTCAGTTGGCCAAAGAGACTGAAGACCAGTTTAGCACTTTGCCCGTTAATATGAGCTTTCACCAGAATGGTGAGGGCAATTATCATTCTAGTAATGAAATGTTAAAAGATGTGATAGGCAATAATCATCTTTATGTGTTTCAAGGAGGAGATCCACATGAGTTTTTAAACTTTGTGGATCCAACAACTGGTCTTAACACGAACGAAAAATTTAGGGCCGTGCATGATTATTATGGCCATGCCGCACATGGTAACTCTTTTGGACCCAAGGGTGAAGAGACTGCATGGGGCGCTCACTCTCAAATGTTTTCTCCACTGGCTAAGTTGGCCATGACTTCAGAGACTAGAGGTCAAAATAGTGTAGTAAATTACACACCATTAAATGCGGCTGTTAAAAAAGCCATTAATGAATTAGACGGTAAAATATATGATGCTAAACGTGCAGGGGAACTAGACAAAATACCCGAGCTTGAGGCTCAAAAGAAAAACGCGTGGAATAACTTTCAGTACGCCCCGCAGAAGTCTGTAATACTGCCCCCAGAATTTCACGACACTAACTACACCGGCGGTATGCCTGACTATATTCAGCCGCTTATCAAGCCGCAAGAGGGCACTACAACAGCATCTGAGCTTACGCATTTTAGTAACTCGCCAGACTTAAAACAGACCGATCCGACTAAGTACGGGACCGGCATAGCGGGCGCTGAGGCTGATAGGCTTAAGAACTACTCCGGCGCAGTAAAGGATCGGACCTACTTCTACGCAGGCGATCAGACGCCAGAGCTTGGACTGGGTCCCTACAAGTACAAAACATCATCCAGTAATCTTTATGACGTGAGCGCGGATCCACTGGGGCTTGGTATACTGGCCAAAGAAGCTAATAGAACACCGTATACGGCCAGTGCTAACCAAGGACTGGTATACAACGCGGATAGCGACCTGGAGCGCATGATTAAAGAGCATGGTTATTCCGGCGCGCTGTACCCAGATAACACAAAGCCCTCCGCAATAATGTTTAACCCCATGAACGTACAAAAGCAGGCCCAGGGTGGGCTATCTGGATTACTATAATGACTAAACTTGAAGAATTAGCGCAATTAGGCAAAACCGCATTTGAAAAATTGGGTCTAACTCAAGACATGGTGGACGCCTGGCGCAAAGTTAATTCCATCGGCCAACGCCAAGCTAACAACCCCATGACCAAACAGGCCGCTATAGACCTCGGAAACAGGGTTATAACGCCCGAACAGTACCGGGCAGTGGTAAGGGAGCACCTACCCATCAAACCGTTCTCTGAGGTGCCTCCAATGCCCTCACACGTTGAAATGGCGTCGGCCCTCAAACCTAACCAGGTCGATACGGGTATTGTTGGAGTCAATAAAAATATCCCAACGGGTATGCGTGTCTCATCCAGGCTCGATATTCCGGCGTACAACGCTTATGATAAGTGGATTGTGTCCTTGCACGATCCTGCTGACGCAGGTAAGTCTTTAGGTTACGGCCAAACAGCGCATTTAACGGGTCCTATTGAGTTCACAGCGCCCCCAAAAGCCGCGCATGCAATTGCAACAGGCAAGAGTGACAAAACAACCTACGCACGCATCCACGGTGACTGGAACAATACGCCTCCAGAAGACGTGCATGCAATGGCACAGCAGTATTTAAATGATCCCGAGTGGTCGCAGTTAGGTAACAATCCTTATAGGCACAGTTACTTTTACGACAAATCGGATATGTTGCCAGTAACTGGCGCAGAAGAAGTCGTCCAGGTCGGACCTTTGGTTCTTGCTAAGAATCCAATTAAGGCACACCCAGACGATCCGCAGTTTAAATTAAACCCCAAGGATCCTGAGAGCCCAACTTATAAGTCGGGCGGTCTGACTCACTTGCGATAACGGTCTCCGTGCCATCCCTCAGCGGCGAGTGGCATATCTGGAGCCCAACTAGGGGGTGTGGTCATAATTCTAATGACCTCCTCCATATGAAACTCAGCGTTCTCAGCATCAGTCAACAATAGGACCTCATCATGGATCAAATTGAGTATTCCGTATCCGTGCTCTTCAACGTTAAGCGAAGCATGGGCCAGGAAGTCACGAGCGAGCCCCTGGGTTGCGCTCTGGAATATGCTACTCCCAATGAGCGCGTTTCTACTCCATTGACGGGTGTAAGTATTCTGACTGTGGACGGTGACGGCGAGTTTTTGAGTGCCCCACGGGGTCATAACCATATCTAATTGCGGTCTCTGCCAACAGATTAAACGCTTACTAGGCAGTATCAACCACAGCGTTCTGTTCTCACACTTTAGTCGGATCTTGTTACCTGCAGCAAATGCAGTGCCCGGGTTTTGTACCGCATTAATCGCCGCCTCTTCACATTCGTACCATAAGTTCTTTACCCTTGCGTAGGACAGCCTGTACGCATTTACGGCCCTCTCAGCCTCACCGAGAGACATCTTAACGCCCATACCATCGGCGTACTCTACCAGGCCCTTAGATCCCTGGCCGAACATACAACCAAGCACAGCCGATTTACTAATCTGGCGCTGTTCTTTGGATACCTGGTCATATGGTATTTTATACAGTGCTGTTGAGGCAAAGGTTTTGTACTCATCTAGCCCCTGTCTAAATAATTCAACTTTGTCTTTTTGGCCGGCCAACCAAACTCCCACTCTGTTTTCGATTGAAGAAAAATCGACGTCCACGAAGGTCTGCTTGTCAGGAGCTTTAAGTGCACCCCTAACCAGAGACGAGAGTTCTGACATCGTGCCAATTCCTCGGCCAAAGACTCTTGGAATCGCTTCTGCAATCTGTGCATCGCCAAGTACGGGACGCGCGATATTTTGAAGATTAAGTCCACCACGCGAAGACCAACGGCCAGTAGACGCGCCGTGATAGACCAATGTATTTCTAATTCTTCCATTTCTTTGTATCTCCAACATTTTATTGTATTTGGCTACGCTAGTCTGACTGCCCTCCTGGCGTAGTTCGAGTGCCCTGCGCACGTTCTTAGAAATAAAGTCCTCCGCAAGTTTCTTAATAACCGTGTCAGCAGTAAGGTCTTTCATATCCGCCCCGTGAGCGTTTAGCCAGGCAAGCAGTTTGGCACGCTCGGATGGCTTACAGCCAGTTAGGTTGAGTAGCTCCTGATCTATGGCGTCTTGGGCGTTTTTAACCGCGTTTTGAGCGTTTTTTAGCTCAAGAGGGTCCACTGGCACGCCTCTAAGGTTGATACGCTGTGTAAGCTCCCATATGGCCTGCTCAGAGGCGCTTAGGCCCCGTAGCTTGGCCACGATCGACATCTCAGCCTTGACGTCCTTAACGCAGTACTCGTAGAGTTGTTGTAGCAGCTCCGGGTCGTTGTTAAAGTTACCGTTTTTGAGAGGTTTACATAGCTTTTGGATCAATTTTGCGCCAATGGGATCCTTTTTGTGCGCGGAGTCCATAAAAAGCGCGGCTTCTTCCAGGCTCTGTGGCACGTTATTGGCCGCGGCTATGGCCATGGAGTCAATCACCTGGCTCAATTTTAGTTCTGGCCAACCGTATTTTGGCACGCAGACGCAGTTCCAGATCGCGTATTCAAAGAGCGCGTTCCAGGCCTGGATCTTTCCGCCTGCTCGGACGTGCTCAATAAGGCCATTAAACTTATGTCTACGCACAACTAAATCATCAACGAATACGTTTTGTTCTAGACCAACAATAGTCACGTTATCTAAAACAGTTCCAAAGGCAATGCAAAGTACCTCAGTACTCTTATCGTTGGCGTAGATATCAAGGCCATTCTCTTTTAAGTCAATGACACTTCGGGTCTCAAAGTCGATGCTGTAGATCACGTTCTCTCCAGTGCGGCTATTACGTCACCGTAAAAGAAGCGCATGGCCATCTTTGACAGAGTCTCCTCCGGCACGTTGTGCACGTTCTTGAAGTGACCCTGACAGGTGATAACGGTAAACTCTGCGCCAAGCTCTTTGGCCATCTCAAAGTATGGGCGCATCTCTTTCAGCGTTGTGGACGTGTTAGACACAATAACGTCAAATTTATGCTCTAAATAGCGGCGTGCGCTACTCTGACATTTCAGGTGTGCCTCACCAATTTTATTAATATCGAATTGATACGTTCCGTCCTCATTAGTAAAGTGCTGATCGGCCTCAAGCCAAACAGTGTTGCGCTCCGCTTCGTTACTTAACTTGGCGGCCAGTGTGCTCTTGCCGGATCCGGGCAGTCCGCGTATTAGTGTTAGTGTGCTCATTCTTTTTCTCCTACGTTACCTACCACATTTAAGCCCCAACGCTTGTCCAGTATGTTGCGCTTGTAGTACTCCTTGTACTTAGGCTCTTTGCCGTCAAGCATGGTAAACAGCAGGCTACGAAAGTCCCAACCATCGTAGCGCAACGCCACATCTTTACGGCTTAACTTCTCAGCGGTCACCTCCCGGTAGGCCTGCTCAACCTGGTCGGCTATCTCGATCAGTTTGTTCTTAACCGCGCTCTCAATTATTTCAATTGACTCAACGTCAATCCCCAGGTGTGCAAACGCTGAGTATACATCATCCAGGCGCTCCTCAAGGACCATATTGGCGATGTCCCGCTCACGGACAAAGGTAACCACGCGGTGCAGGCCGACGTACCAGGGGCACTTAACCTTGACCATGTCCCCATCCCTGAACTGGATCACGTACCCCTCCTCGTTTTTGAGCCCCTCCAGGTGCTCGCGGGAGATGATCTCCTCAAGGCGGGTCACGGGTATCTGTGGGCACTGCTTGACGTTTTGCGCGGCCCTGATCTGGTCCGTAACGTACTCGCCGGTGACGTTGTCGCGGATGTGTAGCAGTCGTAGCTCAGGCTTGCTGTAGGCGAGCACGATGCGTGACTGTGGGTGTGTTAGCTCAAACGTGGCCGTGAGCCCGCGCTCGACGCAGAACATGCACAGGAACTGAATGTCGCGATCCTGGTTGTAGATCTTGTAGGCCAGTCTGCATACGTCTGTGCCATACGCGCTCTTGGAGCGCAGGCGCACAGTGCCGTTGAAGTTGGCGGTGGATATCATGGACCCGTCTAGCTTCTCGTAGATGGCCTTTACCTGGTCCTTGTTGGCCAGTATGTAGTCTCGGGTGTACGTGTTGACGCCGGAGCCCGTAGAGTCCAGGTTATGGAACTTGTGCAGTGGGCGCGATATGACGCGGTCCAGGTCATCGAACATGATCCCGCGGGCCTCCAGGGACTCGTAGCTGTCAAACGTCTTGGAGTCCAGGAATCGGTAGACAACCGTGGTGCCTCCGTCGTCAGTCTTGCGGATGCTGATCTCTTTCTTGTCCTCCACGAACGGCAACAGATCGCTTAGACTTTCTATCTTTAGAAACTTCATACTTTTTCCTTTGTAGGCTGATTATCTGGTTTAGCTTTTTAACTTCTTTTCGCAGTTTAGCACACTCGTTGGCTATTTGTGTAGCCTGTTGCATAAACTGTGGGGTAATCTGCACCATGGGTTGCGTGCAGAACGCTATAAACTCGCTGAGGTCTGTTATTGGGTCTAGTACTTCAATATCCATTTACTCATCCCACATTTCAGGCGCTATGGACGCCATAAAAGAAATCCCAATAACAAAGAAAAAGTAAGATGCCACCCCCTCACTTCTGTAGTCAAAATTATAGCCAGATAGCCACGCCATAAAAGCACCAAATATCAAAATCGAGAAAAAGACTTTCTTGTTCATATAACCTCCAGTTGTTTCTTTACCTCTTCAAAGCTGATAGGCCTGAAGTTGGTGTGCTCTACCGAGACACAGACGTACCATGGGTCTCGGACCGGCTTGCCGCCACGGTAAACGTCAGGCTTGCAGACAATATTGGAGTGCAGGTGCCCGTGCACGTTTGCGCGAAATCGTCCCTTTGAGTCGGGGTGTACAGGGATATGCGAGCAGAGGATATTGTCGAGTACCGCGTAGGCACGAATGTCCCTGAAGTACGGCGTGTAGTCCTCAAGTTTAAAGATGTCATGGTTTCCCTTTACTAAAATCTTGTCCCCGTTCAGCCTGGCCATCGTCTTAAGCGCCTTGCGGTTGATGACCACATCGCCCAGGTGGTAGACTTTGTCGTTTGGCTTAACTGTTTCGTTCCAGTACTTGACCAGGTCCTCGTCCATCTCGTCGGCGTTATCCCATGGCCGCAGTTTGGTCCCGTCATCGCGCAGGAACTTGCACACGCCTGCGTGGCCAAAGTGCGTGTCCGCTGTAAAGAATGTGTTCAATCTCGTCCTCCCCTTAGCATCTTAGCTATCTGCATTGCAAAATTAATCTGGTCCTGAAATGTCTCGCCTAGCTTGACCCTCAGCAACTTTCCCTCTGAGTCTTTAAGGTACAGGATAGCTATTAAAATAGCCTCCGCCAGATCCTTGGTGTTGTTTTTAGCGACCAAGTAGTCAATGTCTTTTTGTGGGTCATGTATGTTCATTCTTGTCCCCTTGCTGTTCTATAAATGTTCTTTTAATAATTTCTATGGCATTATGGAATTGATCACTCGCTTTACCAGTTGAAAGAGTCCTAGCCAACACAAGTGCCTCAAGTGCAACTGCTAACGCATAATCTTTAGTTAATATTTCTTCTTTAGTCATTCTTGTTCTTTTCTAATAGATTTTAATACCCTATCTGTGGTTGTCTGAAGCGTACCTAGCAGGGCAACACTGGCTCTATTTGCACACGCCTCACGCTCATCTTCCTGGATCTTCTTTACAACAAGAAAC